CGTGGTGCACATTGTCCGCGACGTAATGATTCTGGTATATGCAATTTGTATACCTTCTGCCGATCTCATGAATAATATCAGGATCCGGCTCGACACGGTTCATATACATACACTTGTACCCGGGTCTGAAAAGGTAGGTTTTGTCGTTCGCCTTGGGTTGATACGCTGTGGTTCGCTCGATCACCCAGCACGGGTATTCCAGCCGAACACTCGACGGGGGCTGAAAATACACTTTTCCAGTGTGGGTGGATTCAAGATCGGCTATAAAGTCGTCAGACCGTCTCCCCGTTGTAAACGCCCCCAATCGTTATTAAAAGTCGAGGATACTGCTCGGAAACGTTAGTAACCTCCCAAGCAGTACCCATCCACTTTACATACTTCATCGAATGGAAATGATTTCTGGCGTACGGATCGGCGACGATAGAGATCTGGTTGGAAACAGTAGGCGTATCATTAACACTCAAGCCATTCTGAATTCGGAACGACCTGGTTATTACATCGCCGTAATACGAATGCTCGATAGGACCGTCGACAGACACCCCTGGGCGAACTTCAACGTCGTCGATGAATCCTATCGGCCCATAAAACTTTCCCATTTTGAATTAGTTAAAGGAAATTAGGTCTGGGAATTGGAGCTCTCGTTAGAGGCAGGAGCAGCAACCAGAACGATAGCGCTCTTGGGCTTGGTCAGGCAGCCGGAGCAGCGAGTCTCGATCAGGTACTTCATCTGGTTGTAGTCGATGTCGAAGTCGTCGAACATGGCCACGTTACCACCCTTATCGGCACCGATGGTGTAGTCATTGGGGTTCAGAATGATCGCCACAACGTCCTTACCACCGCGCTTGGCGGAAGCAACGAGCTCAACTTCCTCGAAGTTCTTCACGCGCATCTTAGTCGCCAGCTCAGCCTCGTTCTTGAAGAGGTCGCGGCCGTTGTCGTCGGTGGCCAGCAGCATGTCGCTCAGGGTGTCGGCGGCCAGATAGCAGGTAGCATTGCCGCTGCCCTTATAGTCCTTACGAGCGCGAATGACAGCTTCCCAAATGTTGCGAGGATCGCTGACATCAACGGTCTTCTCAACCACGAACAGCTCGTGATCGGACACCACGGGACGAATGTGGCTCTCCTGGATCTTATCGTCGGAGCTGGACAGCCGGCCATCGCCAACCAGGCACGCCCGAGCGATCTCCTCGTTCAGCTTCACGCGCATCTCAGCACGGATCCAGGCAATAACGTCAAAGTCAGTGATGTCGATGACGTCGTCACGATCCATCTTCTGCTTCTTGTAGATGGTCTGGGGATCGGTGGTCCGCTTGATCAGGGTGAAGAACTCTTCCTTCTTCAGGTGGCCCTTGATGTAACCCAGCGCACGCGCTTCGTCCTCGGTAATATCAGCAAACATGCTCTTGATGCGGCTGAAGGGGCTGCGATGCACGCCAGCCAGGAACCGATCAACCCAGCCCATGTTGTAGCCGGTGATAAACTCGGGAACGTTGGTGTTGGACCGATACTCAGGGAAGAGCATCTCGGGATCGCGCAGGAAATAAGTCTGGTTACCGGTGGGACGAGTGATGCCGGCGGCAGTGTCGGCAGCGGCGTCGTGGGCCAGCACACCATCTTCCATGTGGGCCAGAACGGCCTCTTTCAGGGAGCCAAGACTCTTGGCATCGCGCAGGATCTGGTTCATGTCGTCGTGGCTGATGTAGCCGGAACCAGTATCAACGCCAGCAGACTGGGAATCAAACACATTGTACTTCATCTCATTATCTCCTTCATAATCGGAATGTTCTACTTCGTCGTCATCGGAACCTTTTTCTTCAAGAGCGGCCCCAATAATGAAATAAACAGCCTTCTTCTGCTTGTCAGTAAGGGTGTTAAAAACGTCCTGGACAGTCTCTTCGCTGCCCGATACTTCTTTCTTTTCAGGCTCAGCCATTTTTTCTTCTCCTTTATCCTCGTGAGAAATTGTTTCTTCGGGAACATACTCCTCGGGAATGTCGGTGTGCGCAACCGCATCATCATCGCCGAGATAAATAATCGCCTCGTCGGTTTCCTCATCGGAAAGCTCGCCGTGAGCAACGTATTCGATCGTCGCTCCGGGATTCGCTCCGGCAAGGACAAGGCTTACTTCACGAATGGTTCCATGAAGAACGTCTCCGGCTTTCTGCTGAAGCTTGTTTGCCCAAATGGACAAATTGAACAGATCCCCATGCTTAAGTTCTTCTTTTGCGGTCTTACCCATCGGAGTGTCGTTCAGATACCCATATATGTACGTACCTTCCGGACGATCCTCAAGAAAACCGTGACCAAGAACAGCATCGGGTCCGTCGTGCTGATGCCCCCAGCAAATGGGGACCTTAGCTCCATTTTGATGAGAAAAAGCGCCCCGACGGATCGTTTTTCCATCGGAGCACCGGAGATCATTTTTAGTTGCCCACCCGTGAAAATCGCAATCTGCGTATTTGTTAGGCATGACATAAACCTCCATATCAATGATTTTCGAGATACAGAGAAACTATGCTCGACCCAACCAGAACCGCAGCGCTTGCGCCAATCTGAGCGTAAAGCTGCTTTCGAGCAGTGCTTTCAACACTCTTAGCATACTGCTCGCCTCTAGTTGAAGCTATATGATCGTATAATTTAGTGCCAGAGCGCCCATTAGCCATATCTGTTGCCGAACCAGAAAGACCGTATTTTCGCATCTGTTTTGCATAATATCTACGTTCGGCTTTATCCGAATTTCTAGATTTAACACCTCTAAGCTTTGCCTCGGAGTCTATATAGGCAAGCGCATCTTTTTCGGCTCGTTTAGTGTGTTTGTCAATAGCTCTCGCATAATCTCTTCCAGCCGATTTTATGCCACGGCCGGCTTCGTACATAGCGCGCGTGGACTCTCGAGATTTTTCTTTTGCGGAATTTCTAGCCTGTTTCGCCGCTTGTATATTATATCGTCTCTCTCCAGCCGGGGTCAGACTTCCGTCTTCATTCTGAAAACGCCTTACACCCCACTTCTGGCCTTTAATGCCATGGTGGGCAAGATATTCTCCAGAATAAAGGACCGAAGTTGAAACATAATTATTAGAGATCAAAGTCATCTTCTGAAACCTCTCCTTCTCTCTCCTTAACATTCAACTGCTCGGAAGACATATTCAGATTCTTATTACGAAGATCGTCGGCTCCTGGCTGTTTAGACGGCTTGAAGCCAAGAATCCCACGCATTTCATTAGAGCTGAGAATCTCATTCCGTGTGAGCTTATCACCAAGATCCGCAATCTGACTGACAGGAACAAGACGGAATGGATCCTTAAAGAACATGATCGTTTCCTTCTGCGTTCTGGCAGTCTTCGTCAGGAACTTTCTGCAAAGTTCGTTTACCACAGTAGAAACCAACGGCTCAATAATGCTGTTTGTATAGTTCAGCAATTGCTGCTCAGTGGCAGTATTGTTCAAGATCTCAGCAGGGATGCCGAGTTGCTCCTGAAGCTGCTTCTCAAGCTTCTCGATCTGAGGAGATAAAGTGTTCTCAAGAGATCGATTGAGCTGGATCACTTTTTCGCTTGCGTCAGTATAAGCAACACCGTACTTGGAACCGGCCAACTGAACTTCGATATCTTTCTTTCGTTCTTCGGCCTGCTTCTTTCTAGCTTCACTTCGAACCGTGTACGGAAGCTGAATAATGAGATCGAGTTTACCGGAAGCGCTCTGCTCATCGAGCTGATCAAGAAGCACTAGTTTCCGGCGAAGACGCTGCGCAACAGAATTTGTCTCGTTCATGATCTGATAGAACGGGTTTTCGCAAATTGCGCAAAGCTCTTTCGGAACCGTGACGTTTTCGTGTTTTCCGGTCATGTCATTGTAGATTTCTATTTCGACATGCCGAGGATGCCAAGTCACGACCTTACCGACACGAGCGGTTTCGATGTTCGTAAGGTTAAGAGTCTCCATGTTCACGTCTCCGGTTACAGGAACGATGGCAATAACACCCTCATCCAGCATCGAGGCGTAAATATCCTGAAGAAACGAACGACCGGTCTGGTCGATGTTAGCTTCCAGATTGAATAGATTATTCAGACCGTCCTCGACCACTTCTTTAAAGCGATCTTTCTCATCAAGGCGCACATGCTTAATAGAAACAGCTGCCGCATCGACCGCGATCCGACTAAGCAGAGGGGCCATGATGGATCGTTCGTTTCCGCGATGATAACGGTGACGATCCGGACGATACGAACTGCTGGATCCATAATAGAATATGCTTTGATTAGAGGCCGGATCCCTGCCTCTCAAAGCGTCCCAGGCCCTTTGAGCCCGTTCAAGAATAGTTGGCATGGTTGGGCCTCCTGGTAATATTAATGGTTATCTTCGATCCCAATAACGGGCGTATTTCTTTGCTTTTCTATAGTCTTTAGAAGAAATGTCAAAAATAG